ATACTTTAATTTATACAGCGGGGCAACATCTGTAGGAGTTAATGACCGCATTGTTTTGGTATCTACCATGTGACCACAATGTTCCTCCCAAACTCTTTTTGTACAGCCAAGGTTTGTTTCGCCACCAGGGTCTTTGGGATTATTGACGTACCCACCTTCATGAACAAGGACGGCAGCAAGGGCTTTATCAAAGTTTTGATTCATTTTGTTGGTGTGGATTGGTGAAGGAGATCGTCTTTGGCTTGCGAGCCAGCGCTGCTACCAAAATAAAAAGCAATGATGCCTGTCCATGCAGTGCCAAGACTGCCCAGCATGATGTCAATCTGTGGTGCGTGTTCAATTTGACCAAACATCAAACCAAACAAAATGCCAAAGAATCCAACAGTTACGCCAATTGCAAGGGTGGGCGGCAAGTAACTTTTGGTAGCCACTTGCATCTCACGGGCAGACTTGCGGTCATCATTAGACAGCTTGGCAAAGTCTAAGCCCATCTCTTGAGCTCGAGCAGCCATCTGTATCTCAGCCTGCTTGATAGACATAATCTGTTCAGCAGACAACTTGCCGCTATCAATCGTTGCCTGAACGTCTTTAGGGTCTATGCCAATAGCCTTGGAGATAGCATCTACAGCAAGCCCCGCCAAAGGGCCGCCAAGGGCCGTAGCAATCGTTGGGGCAATAGTCTTTAACCAATCCATATCAATCTCCTTATGGGCAAGGGCCAACAGTAAACTCACCAGGCTGGCAACGCTTTGGCAACGGTACGCATGGGCCAACCACAAATCCATCTGTACACCAGTTAATCACTGGAGGTGTTGTTGGTCCGACAACAATGATAGGCGGATTGACAACAGCAACAGGGCCAGAAACAGGGCCAGTTACAAACGTCACTACAGGCGGGGGCGTTGTTTGATTGCCACCAGGGCCAGTTACAAAAAGAGGAGGTGCTGTACCGCTTGGGCCAACCACAAATGGGCTTGGCAAAACAGTAGTAGGGTCTAGTGAGACAACCATTGGTTTATCTTGTGGAGCAGGATCAGATCCCACGCCACAGCCCGACAAAGCGAGACACACAAGCATTGCATATTTCATATTAGTTCCTTAGTTTGTACATAATAAATTCAAGAGTTCCCCAACCAATAAACCCAGCAGCAAGAATAGACACAAAGCCAATCAACAAAATGTTTACTGTCTCAGCAAGGTTCTCACGCTTTAACTTGGCTTTTGCCTCTGCTTCACGCTCTTCACGTTTCCTGTTAGCCACAATCATGTTGTATTCAGCTTGAATAGCCTCCCACACATCACCTTGGCCCGACCAAATCAGCTTTTCTTTTAGTTCTCTTTCGGCATCACGCAAGGCTTTGGCCTGCATCACAGTGTCTAAAGCCTGCCCCATGTCAGACTTGGCTTTCTTCTTGTCGTGTACAGCAGCCTTTGCTACTGTGTCTCGCATCTCAAAAAACTTAATCAGGTCGCCACTGCACTCCTGCAAGTCCTTACCCATCTGAATGGCTTCTTTGACCCCTGCAATAGTGCTTTTTGCCAATGCAAAGGCAGCACTAATGGTGATCGGATCAATCATTTATCCGCTTTGCCATCGAGTTTGTCAAATATCTTGGCAAGCAATTCCTTAATTTCTTTTAGGTCATCACGGTAATCATCGCGGGTCACATACGTTTTAGGTAGTTCCTCACGCAGTTTAGACAAGTCTGATTTCAATTCTTTGACAGCAGACCACATCTCACGGGCAAACCATCCTGCCACCGTAAAAGCAATGCCAACAACAAAATTGATGAGAGATTGATATTCCATAAATCACCTAAAGTATGAAGAAGGAGGAGCAATGCCACGACCAGCACCGACTTGACGAGCATATTGTTCGGCTGCTCTACGCTTCTTAGCAATGTCAGATTGAGCGTAAGGGCTTCCTAACAACATAGCAGCATCTTGTTGTTGCTGAATGTTGGCAGGCAAAGTAGAACCCTCACCAGCCCCCATCATTGTAAATCCTGGTGGCAGTACAGCTTCAAGCATATTGGCTCCAGCCATGCCACGTTGACCAGCAGTTTCCGCTTTGGCAAGATCTGGGATAGCAATTAGAGCGCCCAAGATGCCACCAACTTTTGCGGCTTTTGTGCCCATAAAAGGCGTTCCTTTGGTTTCAAGAACGTGTTTTGTAATTCCAGGAGTTTGCGGTGGAAGAGTAAGACCAGCGGCTTTTGCTTCTTCTCGTGTTGGCCTACCAAGCAACCTATTAATTTCGCTTGATTCTTGCATGGCAAGGTCGTTGGTCAAAGGAAACGGACGGTTTGTATAAGCTTTTGTATATTCAGTTTGACCAATATTGGTTCTTGATGTGTCAATATTTTGAGCGCCTGGGACAAAAGCATATCCCGCAGGCACATCTTCTATCTTGGCGTAACTGTTTCTCAGCATCGGCTCACCAGCTTTTTTGCCTTTTGTTCTGATTTCAGCGGCAGGACCTTGACCAGCATAAGCAGGTTTATTAGTGCCTGTGCGAAGTTCTTGAACAGGTTGGTCAATTAAATCCGCAACAGTTTGATTAACTGCTTGAGTGACATTGCCACCAGTAGCAACTGCTTGACCTACACTAGGCGCGGCAGGAGGCGCAAGTGGTGGCGCAGGCGGCACAGCACCCATAGGCGGTTTTGGCTGCATCAATTGCGGGGCAGGTGGCTGGACAGTCAACTGGTCCATTGGATTGGCGGCACTTGGGAAACCAGGTGTTGCACCAACTGGCAAAGGATTGGCCCTTGCAGCAGCATCAGCCGCCTTAACCGCTTTGTTTATTTCACTGCGCTCAATTAATGCTTGTATTTCAGGCGAGTATTTAGTCTCAGGCGCTAAAGAAGGCATAACAGGAGGTGGCGCAACAGGAGCAAGCTGCCCAATATTACGCATGTCTTGTTTCAGCGTCATGCCTTCAGGTGGAGCGCCAGCAGTGGTTTCACCATATTTCTTTTGGCTAGAAGTGTAGTGATGATGTGCAGCAGCCAAAGCACCTAATGCACCCAAACCACCCAAAATCTCAGTGCCGTAGTTGCTTAATCCTTCAGCAGGCTTAGGCGCACCAAGATCTTGGCTTAATTGTTGTGATTTTTCAACAATGGCGTTGACATCAATAGGCTTTGCTTGTGCAACATTAGAAGTCTTTTCAGACTTTATGCGCCTAGAAACAATGCCTTGCTCCTTCTTTTTTTCAGAAGGAGTTTCAGATGCAGTTAAAGAACTGTAATCGATATCATCTAGCATTTACAGGCTCCATTTCACCGTTAACGTAACGCTGCAATTTATTGTTTCTGTTTATGTAAACAACACCTTCTTGTGGCTCAACCTTTTTGCCTGACGCACGATCAGTCTCATGGTCATATGTGTTGTTGATTGCCTTAAAAGTCATTGTTTTTTGGAATTTATCACGCAACTCATTAATTGCACTAGGCTCAATGTTGCGAATATTTGAATGCATTTCTTTGGCAAGATAAGCATTCCATGCCACGTTCAATGAATTGTTGCGTTGGAAATTAATGTCGTTGACAACAGTGTCTAAACGGCTGTTCAGCAAAGGGTCAACAGGCAACAACTGTTTAACACCTGGCGCTTGACCAGCTGGGTCTGCATCTATGCTGGCTTGGGCTTGACTAAGCACATTATTTAATTGCAACAGTTTTTGAAGATCTGTAAATTGTTGCGGTGTGCTGATTACGCCTTGTGTTACACGGCTTAATTCACTCAACATGTTGCGTTGAATGGTTTCAGCATTGCTTGCTGTGTTGCCTTGAACAGCGCCTGTTGTGCCGCCCGTAGTAACTTGGTTCATGCCACCAGTAGAGCGCCCAGCGTTAAGGCCAACACCGCCAGGAATAATTGCACCGACCACGCCGCCTTCAGGATTGCCAACTCCTGCTTTAATGCCAACAGTGTTTTGAATGTTTTGCCCAACTAAAGCCCCAGCATTTTGACCAGCAGTAGTCTCTGCAGTTGTTCCAGCAGCTTTTGTACTTTGAGAAGAAACAAAACCCAAAAGTTTTTGGCGCTGTTCAGGTTGTAGCTTACTAACATACTCAAGAACAGGAGCCATTGTTTTGTCAGAAACAAGCCGCCTACGCTCTTCCAAAGCATTGCGTAACACAGTGCCTTTTTGTGCTGTTTCAATAGACTTGGCATACTGTTCAGCAATAGGTTTTGCCAAACCAGTTATGTAGTTTTTTTGTGTTTCGCTTGAGCCTTTAAATACACCTGATTCGAGTGCATTTCGATCGGTGTTGCTTATCAAGCCACCAGCATCATCCAACTTTTTGATTTCGGCGGCAGTAAGTTCACGACCTTGCTTATCAAAAATAACCCCAGTTGGGCCACGTTGGTTATATTGGCGAACAAATTCACCCAGCACAGGATGGGTTGCCAGCTCTTCACGAGTAGGACCGCCATTAAAGTATTTAATAGCGTCATTAACTTTGCCAGTAGCTATTGCGCCAATCAATGGAAGCCATTGGGTTTGCGTATTAAAGTGCCCTTCTTTGTCTGAAACGGCTTTTTGATTAATTACATTGGCAGTTTGGATTCGATCATCTGGAGTTGCGTTAGGAGCAATCCCCTTGCCAATAATAGTTAAATCAGCAACAGCATCTTCTGGCGGCTTAACCGCATTAATTATTTCTGCCATGATCATCCCTCAAAATGAGTACTCATGTTGTGATCAACAGGAGCGGGTTGTGTGCCAAATGTAGGAATTGTAGGAATTGAAGGAGTTTTAATTCCTAAAGAATTTGCAGCCCCAGAAAAATTACCTTGGCCTAATTGTGACGCAGTATTTGAAATATTCCCAAATAAGTTTGGAGGTGGCACAGCAGCAGTAGAACCCGTGTTTGGAGGCTCAATGCCTAATGCTGCTTTTTTATAAGCATCCTCAAGGCTCATCATGCCTTTTTTATCGTCAAGTCCACTATAAGTAGACATATCTGAATATTGATCAGGATTCGCCCAAGCAGCTGCATTAAACATAAATATTCCTTATGAAAGCTTAAAGCCCATACCTTTGCCAGAAGTATTTTGACCTTGCGTTCCAGAAAAGTTCGGGGTTGTGGATCCTTGTGGTGTGCCGTAAATAATAGAAGCGTATTTACTGTACACATCTTGAGGCGCACCAGCGTAGTTGATTTGAGCAGCAGCAGCTTGATTGGCAGCACCAAGATTACCAGCGCCTTGACCAGCCAAGTTGCCATACAAACCACCAGCTTGACCTTTTGCACTTTGACCAGAATTAAGCAAATTGCTGTAGCCGCTTTGAGCTTGCCCAGAAGCGCCTTGACCCGCATTAAGTAAATTGCTGTAAGCGTTTTGGGCTTGGTTAGAAGCACCCTGACCAGCATTCATGATGTTGCTGTAAATGCCAGCAGCAGTGTTTGCTCCTGCTTGACCAGCCCCCAACAAGCCTTGGTAAAGGTTACCAGCTTGGCCTGTAGCGTTTTGACCAGCACCAAGCAATGCTTGACTAGCAGCGGCACGATTGGCTTCAATGCCTTGCTGTGTAGTGGCAGCCACAGTACCTAGACGCTGGTTGCTCAATGATTGCAGGTTGGCATTAGCCAAGGCAGCGCGAGAAGATCCAAGTCCACCAGCAGCACCATAACCAGCGTTCTGACCTGCCATTGCTTCACGGGTTTGCTCCATTGCAGGTTGTAATGCAGCGCGAACCTGCTGTTGTGCATATTGAGGCGAAAACAACTGAGACAAATTACTAGCACCAGCACCCGTAAGGGCTTGCCCAGTAGCTTGTTGACCTTGAGCAATACTGCCAACACCAGCACCGCCTTGAAGCTGCTGACCATAACCAACACTATTTTGCTGATTAGCAATAGCCGCTGCGTTGTTTAAGCCTTGTCCGGTCATACCCGCACCAAGACTTTGCTGATAGCCAGCCATATTGCTTAAACCAGAAGCACCGCCACCAGATAACTGTTGACCCAATAAGGCTTGAGATGCCGTTGTAGATCCTAAACCAGTACCACCTGTGCTGGCTAATTGAGAACCTGAATTTGCTTGGGCGTTAGCAAGATTATTTTGACCAACTGTGCCAGCAGTAAGTGCGCCTGCCCCTGTTGCTTGTTGAAGGTTGCCTGTTTGCTGGGCAACATTAGAAGCATTTGCCGCTGCATTTGTAGCAGATGGCATTACCTGGTTCATTACATTTTGAGCACCACCCAAGGTTTGGGCGTAAGCAGGAAATGCTGTATTGGTTAAAAAACCAGTTTGGGCAGCAAGAAGGTCTTTTTGCTCTTGCGTTACTACAGGAGCAGAACTGCCAGATGATTTACCAAATCCCATTATCTTGCTCCTTTTGCGGACCCACCGCTCTTGCCAGAACCCATTGCTTGATTCTGCGCCATGCCTGTATTATCGCCTGCTTTGATAGTATTTGAATAAGCATTAGGCTGACCCATTGCTGGCTGACCACCTTGCCCAGGGAAAGTAATTGCACCCTGAGCGCCCTGGCCTTTGCCCTGAGGAACTTGGCCCATAGCATCTTGAGGTGTGCCTTGAGCGCCAATCATTTGCCCTTGTCCACCAAAAGCAGAAGCAGGGTATTGATTTTGCATGTCTTGTGAAGGAGGCTCAACATTAAACCCACCACCAATAGCAGCTTGCGGGAATCTACGAATCATTTCCTCTCGCGCATCCATAGGAGGCTGGTTAGGAGACATCTGGGCTTGTGGGTTAGGCAGGCCCTGTCCTTTGCCTTGCGGGGCAGAAGAATAAGGTTGTTGCATAGAGGCTGATTGCATTCCCATGATTTATCCTTGTTGAGCGTCACGAATTGTGGCAGTTTGTATATACAGAGAATAGATCATTTGATAGATCTGAGCCTGTGTTGCGGTTTCACCAGTTGGATTGCCCGTCACTGGGTCAATAATTGGAAAAGTAGCAGTTGGGTCATACTTCAAACCACAGCCAGCAACTTGTTTGTTAATTGTAGTCTGATCAAAGACATAAATCTTTTCTTCAGCAAAACCTACTTGCTTAACAGCATCCAAAGGATTGGAAATATTTACAGAATAACAACGCTGGTATTCTTGGCCTGTGAGATTATTTTGTTTGTAGTTTGCCATATTTAACCTTTATGCAATTTGGACCCAACCATAGGTTGTTCCTTTGTAATACCACAATTGACTGTCAGCAGAATTTCCAACCACATGAATTGAACCAGCTTGTGCGGCAGAAGGAAGTGACGCCACTGGCAATATAACCATTGCAGGGTTAGCGGTGTTAGCTAACAAAACCAATGGGAATCCAGAAGTTGATGTTCCAGCTAACCCAATAAAAGCACTGCTTTGGCCTACAACACCAATAGCACTGGGTTGATCTGCTTGACCCCAAACTCCAAATCCACCAATGTTAAAAGCTTCCCCTTTTACGCCTGTACCAGGTTGAGCATAAGCTTCATAAGTACCATAAACACCAATATTGTCGTTATTTGTAGTGCCTGAATAATTAGAAAATACGGATCCTTTAATGGCTCTGTCATACCTACTTGTTGCATAAATGCCTTTTGACCCAAACTTTTGATTTGAAACAACCAAACCATTAGAATTATCAGCTCCTGTTTCAATAAAAACAGTGGAATTTATACCAGAATATGAATATGAACCATAAAAAAGTGCTTGACCACTAATATTAATATTAGAAGTTCCAGATAAAGTTAAAGAAGAACCATCCCAAGTCAAGCCTTGCGTAGATGAACCAATAGAAAACTTGTATGCAGAACCATTGTAGCCAAGGAAAAATCCAGTTCCGGTGTTGTAATCAGTCTGGCCTCCGCGAAGATATCCTGTGTTGCCAATTGTTAATGTTCCTGTGTTTGTAGTCATGCTAGACAAAGAAAGAACATTTATTTTTGCAGCGGTAACGGACAATGCTTGCAAATTAGAGCTTGCAACAATATCGCCATTTAATGTAAGCGTTGAGCCGTTGTACGCAATGTTTTTAAATTGGTCGCCAACTGCAAACCTGCCATCAGAGTAAATAATTGCACCAGCATTACCCATTGTTGTGCCAGTTTGATAGGCATTGCCAGCTTGTATTGACCCACTGACAGTCAAAGTTCCGGTGTTAGCTGTAATGGTAGACAGCGCATTTACAGCTAATTTGTCAGCAGTAATGGTGTTTTGGACAATCAAACTACCCGTGATGTAGGTTGTTTGAAGTATCCAAGAAGTAACATATCGATACACAACAGCGTTGTTGTAGTTGTTGTAGCTGACAGTAACAATATCGCCAGCCACTGGGTTTCTGCCAATAGCAGCGGTTACTTCAGCATTGGATGGTGGGCTACTGTCGTTGGCTGAACGGGTTACCAAGAATGTTGCTGACCCAGCAGTGCCTGTTGTCCCGTTTGTGCCATTGTAAGCAACAGCCCGAATTGGATAGGCAGTATTTGTCCAATCTAATGTGGAAGTTGTTGTAGTGGCTGACGTATTCAAAGGAATAGTAATAGACCACAAATAGTTGCCAGGCGTTGTGTTGCTAGGAGCGCTTGTATACCAATCAGTAGGCGCTGTATAAGACCCTGTGGACCAAGTGTATGTCGAAGTGGTTGATGGCCTTGTAGGGGGCGTAGAACCACCCGTCCAAATATAGATTGTTGGGAATGCCGACATCTGCCCATTGGATCCAGCGACACCAGCAGCGCCATTGAACACCACAGGCATATTAATGGTTTTACTAATTGGTGCTGTTAAGTTAGATCCGTTAACTGTCAACGTGACGTTAACACTTGTCGCGCTTGATGAAGGCGTAACAACAACAGAAGACGCTGTTGCAGTACTGGGTGTGGCGCTACTGATAGACCAAGCGTAGGTAGGGCTTGTAATGTTTGTAGTGATTGCCGACAAGGTGGCATTTGGCGGGGTAAATGCACCAGCAGAGTTTTGAGTAAATCCTGTGTAGCCAGAAATATCAACTGTAGGACCAGCTGGACCTTGAGCGCCAGGGTCTGCAAATACTAATTGGCAAACAGAAACAGAAGCTTGAGTAACCACGCCTGTGCTGTTTTTGTATCTCACAGGAACAGTAATGTACGCAGGGCTGGTAGCCATTGCAGTGGGGTTAGGCCAAATAGCATAATCTCCACCGTCTGTTGGGTTGCCAAAACTGATGCCGTTGTAAGAAATATCACCAAAACCCGTAGTCGATGAGTTACCAATCCTCCAAGTGCCATTAGTAAAACTTACGCCTGTATCTGTAGTGGCCCCGCTATAAGGCACAACAATGCCTTTGTCCGTGGCATACATAATTGGATTTACGGTTGTAAACACTGGAGCTAATGGGCTTCCAGAGCGTGGAACAAGCATTACCGCAGGCGTAAAGTAAGAGGCAAAATTCTCCAAAATAATTGGAGTAGTGGAAGATGTGACAATATCCAAATCGATAGAGCCAGCATCAACTTGCAACCAGCCTGCATCAGGAGCGGCAGTTGCTACTCGGAATTGAATTTGCCGACCGCCAGTTGATATATACCAAAGGTATTTAGATGTTCCAAAACCAGCAGTTACTTTAAACCAAACATAATCTACAGGATTAGATGATTCGGCGGCATCATTAGAATTACGCAACCCATAGTACAAACGGTTGGTTGGCAAATTACTAAAGTTGGAAGAACCGTCTTGGCTGTCGGCATATTTGACAGCAATGTATTTGTATAAATACCCAACAATACTTCCTGTAGGCCCTGTAATTTCGCCTGTCCTTGAGTCTGCGGAATAGCTTGTATCAAAGTTGCTGAGCAAATAGTTAACTGCATCAGAAATCTCTGAAGATGATGGGTTGCCGTCAAGAAGGAATGGCATTAGAAAGCATCCTCAACAACAGTGGCTTGCCAGTTAAGCGCCGTTAAGTTCCATGCGTCTGTAGCGTCATTGGACTCTACCTTGACAGACACGGTACGCACATTGTTTTGCTGAGTTGTCACCCAGGGGTTGTCTGTAACAATGCTCACTCGACCTGTCTGACCGTAGGTGGCAGGCTGGGCAGTAGAGTTAGCACCGCCAACAGTGATATCAATAGTTCCTGTGCCAGCAATCTCAGGCAAAAGACGGTGGATGTAGACCTTAGATGAGTAAGGAACAGGTCCTTGGCTACCTTGCAAGACCATGTTATTGCGCTCAAACAACGCAGGAATTGGTGCGCTGTTGATAAATGAGTTGCCAATGTTGGTTTGAATCAATTTGCTAGATGCGCCAGCAGGAGCATACGTTACTGTACGCGAGGCAAACTTAAACACGCCGCCCGTATATATAGGAGCTTCCGCGCCCATGCAGGCGTTGGCAATGTCTTTGGGTGCATTCCAAATCTGCAAGTCATAACGGTATGACAGCATCTTGTTACACCAGCCAGAAGAAGTCAGATCGGGATAATAAATCTCAATCTGGTTCTTTTGGGTATTGTTGATCATAAAAATACGATCAGAATACGTTGTAGAAAGATTGCGGAAGAAGTAATCCCTGACCTTTTGGTTTCCTAATGGAGAAAAGTCTGAACCATTGAATACCCAAATGTCACGACTATCCACGCCATATACGTTGGTATCAGTATTAGACCAGCAGTTATTGTTAATAAGACCACGGCCCTGATTAAACAGTCGCACACCAAAAATAGGCGCTGTGCTGTTTTGATAAGCAATTGGACTGAGAACAACGGTATCCCAATATGAACAAATATAGAAGTTGCCGCCCAAAAAGAACCCGTCAACAATAGGACCGCGCACAGGGATTTCCTGTTCGTTAGCCACGTT